ATGCCCGAACAGGCCGCCACGGGCACGCGGCGCAGCACCTATAGCCGCAGGCTGGCCGACGAGATCTGCCTGCGGCTGGCGGATGGCCAGAGCCTGCGCGCCATCTGTGCTGATCCGGCCCTGCCGCACCGCGCTACCATATTGCGCTGGCTGCGTGATAATCCGGCTTTTCGTGCGCTCTATGATACCGCACGTGACGCTGCCGCCGACACGCTGGCCGAAGAAATCATCGCCATTGCCGACCGTGCCACGGGCCGCGAGGATGTACCCGCCATAAAACTGCGCATGGAGGCCCGCATGTGGGTTGCAACGCGCCTGCGCCCACCGGCCTCCGCCACACGGGGCGAGGGAGCGGGCGGCATTTCCATTACCATCACCACAGATGACGCAGCGCTTTAGCCTTACACCCGACCAGCATGCCGCCAACCGGCTGCTGGGGGGGAGAGCCACCCACATCCTGCTGCGCGGCGGGGCGCGTTCGGGCAAGACATTCGTGCTGGTGCGTGCGGTGATCATTCGCGCGCTGCGGGCGGCGGGCACGCGGCATGGCATATTCCGGCACAGGTTCAACGCCCTGCGGGCCACCGTCGTGGCTGACACGTTTCCTGCCGTCATGCGCCGGTGCTTTCCCGCCGTGCCATGGCAACTCTCGCGCACCGACTGGAGCGTGACCCTGTCCAATGGCTCGATCATCATGTTTGGCGGGCTTGATGATGAGGAACGGACCGAAAAGATACTGGGGCTGGAATTTGCCACCGTCTACCTCAACGAAGCCAGCCAGGTCACTTATGGCGCGCGCAACATGCTGCTCACGCGGCTCGCGCAGAAATCGCCCCTGGCGCTGAAGGAATATATCGATGCCAATCCGCCCACCACCGCGCACTGGCTTTACCGCGTGTTTGAAGCCGGTATCGAGCCTTCATCAGGCCAGCCCCTGCCTCAGCCTGCGTGTTACGCCACGATGCAACTCAACCCCGAGGGCAACCGGGCCAATCTCTCGGCGGAGTATCTGGCGCAGCTTGCGGCCCTGCCGGAGCGTGAACGCAGGCGCTTCGTGTTGGGGGAATACCAACAGGCTGTCGATGGCGCCTTGTGGCGCCTGGAAGATTTTCGCCGTGCCGCTGCCATAACACCGGCAACCCGCCACCAGGTGGGCGCGCAGATGCGGCGCATCGTGGTGGCGGTTGATCCTTCGGGCTGCGCCGGGCCGGAGGATACCCGCTCTGATGAAATCGGCATCATCGTATGCGGGGTGGATGGCGCAGGCTGTGGCCATGTGCTGGCCGACCTGTCGCGCCGCGATACGCCTGCGGGCTGGGCGCGGGCGGCCCTGCAGGCCCAGGCGGACTGGGCCGCCGAGCGCATCGTGGCCGAACACAATTTTGGCGGCGCGCTGGTCGAGGCCACGCTACGCGGGCTGAACCCGAATGCCGCCCTGCGCATGGTCACCGCCAGCCGGGGCAAGGCGGCACGGGCCGAGCCGGTGGCAGCGTTGTACGAACAGGGGCGCGTGACCCATCATGGCATATACCCTGAGCTGGAGGAGCAGCTCTGCCAGTTCTCGGCCAGCGGGTATCACGGCGCCCATTCCCCCGACCGGGCGGATGCGCTGGTCTGGGCGCTGACCGACCTCATGCTCTCCGCGCCGCCTGCCGCCCCCGCGCGGTGGGCACCCACGCGCTTCAACCTCGGGCGTTAGAAGCCTGCCTGCCTCAGCGGGCGTCGTGCCATCCGGAACAGTCCTGAATACTTTCAGGAATGATTTTCATAAATCTCTATATATATATGTCCTTTTACTGCGTGAATACTGTTCCCGCTCCACCTGCGGGCAAACATGACAGCGCAGGCTCACCCCATGCCGGAGATAACCAGATCATGGACTGGCAGGAACTCAAGCGAACATACCCCCGTGACCCGGACCTGCCCGCACGCGCACACGCGCTTGCAGCGCTCGCGCGCGTGCTTGAAGGCACGCAATATGATGCCATACCCAACCCCTTTGGCACCGAATATAACGGGGCAGGGGAATACATACCGCTTGGCCAGCGCCGCCCGTCGGTGCGCACCAATATGTGCCGTGCGGTGGTGGATGATGCGGTATCCCTCCTGTTTGGTGCCAGCCACTGGCCCGCCACAATAGCCACCGATCCCGCGCTGCCCGGTATTCTGGCGCAGTTCGGGGCGGAGACCGCCCTGCCAGCACTCATGCTTGATGCCGCCACGCGTGGGGCGAGCGGATCAGTTGCCGTGCTGGTCGAGGCCGTAGCGCGCCACCTGCGCGTGCAGGTGCATGACACCCGTTACCTCACCCCGCAATGGGATGGCGCAGGGCGGCTTGCCTCGGTCACCGAGTGCTTCAAGGTAACGGGCGCCACGCTGGCCGGGCAGGGCTGGCCCGTCGCGGCGGACGACGTAGCCACCATTTTCTGGTGGCAGCGCGTATGGGACCGGGCGGACTGCCACGTTTACGTGCCCCAGCGTGTCGATGCCGGGCTGCCCACCCGGCTGGATGGCGCGCGCAGCACCCATCACGGTCTTGGCTTTGTGCCGTGGGTGTGGATGGCCAATCTGGCGGCACCGGGCACGGTGGATGGTCCATGCACCTTTGCCCCGGCCATTGATACGGTCATCGAGTGTGATTACCTGCTCTCGCAATCCGGGCGGGGGCTCAAATACAGTGCGGACCCCCGGCTTGTCATCCGCGCGGGGCCGGACCCTTATGCCGATGGCACGGCCGCCAGCACCGGCGGCGCCTCAGCCGCCCTAACCCTGCCGCTTGATGGTGATGCCAAGCTGCTGGAAATCAATGGTGACGCTGCAGGTGCGATGCGCGACCATTACCGTGAACTGCGTGCGAGCGTGATGGAGCAGATCCATGGCAACCGCGCCCAGGCCGATCGCCTTGCGGCCCCCACATCGGGCCGGGCGATGGAAATGCTCTATCAGCCTCTTTTATGGCTTGTGGACCGCATGCGCCTTTCTTACGGCGAATATGGGCTGCTGGCGCTGTACCGCATGGTGTGCGCGTTTTCGCATGTGCTTGAAGGCGGCGTGCATATTGGCGGGCAGGATTACGCCAGACTCGATGCAGCGGGGCTTGCACTGCAATGGCCGCCCTATTTTGCCGATACGGAAGCCGAGCTGGCACAACTGGCGCAGGGGCTGGGGCTTGCCGTGCAGGGGGGCTTCCTGTCACGGCAGAGTGCCTGCGCCATTTTTGCTACCCGCGCGGGCGGCCCGGCCCCTCATGCGGAATGGGCGCGGCTGAACGCAGCCGACCCGACCTGATTTTTTTTTCGTTGATGGAGAGACATGATGACCCGTGCAAGCGTGCCCCAGACCCCCGACCTTGAAACCCTGCACCGCGAGATGGAAACCCTGCGTGCCGAACGTGATGCGGCACTCAGTGCCCGCGCAACACTTGAGGGCGACCTTGCGCGTGCCACCGAGCAGGTCAGCACGGCGCGTACCCACGCGGACCGCGCCATCATCCGCGCCGAAGCCCGTGCCCTTGCCGCCCGCATGGGGGCGGTGGAACCTGCCGATGTGGTCCGCCTTGTTGACCTGAGCGCCGTAACGCTGGGCGAAGATGGCACCCCGCAGGGGCTGGACACGATCCTGGCCGCCGCGCGTGAAAGCCGGGGCTACCTGTTCGGGTCGCCACAGGGGGCATCGGGCGCTGCGCGTGGCACAACGGCCGCAGGCCCCGCGCCCCGCGCAGGTGATCCGGCCCCGTTCGATGCCCGCACGGCGGGAACGCGCGACGTAAAGGCCGCGGCTATGGCAGCAGGATTGCGCTGGCCGGTGGCGAATTAGGACGTGAGCCGACAGAGTGCAGAATGGTTTATGGCCTGACCGTGGAAACAGAGTTTAAAATGAATGCAGGATCTCCCCCAGGGAGATCATATTTCGAATTTTTATGATGTATATTTATTGCATTCAATATTAAAAAATAAATATAGACAATACCCATGTGCATTTGAGGAAACAAAAAATGAGCGTGATAAAAAAGGGCATTGTCAGGTCTGGCGAATATAATGGATGGAAAGTAGAGGTTGATTTCGATGAAGGGGATACGAAGGGATATTACATATACATAATAAAATCACCTGCCGAGGGGTATGACGCCTGGTGCAAGGATATGGAAGGCGTGAATGATGAATTGGAAAAATGGAATGTGGCATGGGAATAAATACGCCAATACCGCACCCTGCCTGAAGGGATGGACCGTAGCAGGAAGGCAAAACGTACATCCTGCCCACCCATTGCGGTCAAAATAGCCAATTATTCATTCTGTGGAGCGGGGGCGGGTAGCGTGCAACGCCAGTCACGTGTCGGCCCCGCCTGCTGCAGGAACTTCTTCATAAACCAGAGCAACGTTACCACGCGCAATTGTATCGACCTGCGTGCCATTATTGCCCGCAGGGCAAGGGCGGTCTTTTCAGGCAACCTTGGCCAGCCTTCCGCGCTGCGTGACTCTTTGGAAATTTACTTTTTATACTCAGAGAGCCATATATTATTGTGCATTATTTTATAAAAACAACATACCTGGAATAATAGTTCAATACTCTACACGCCCGTTACCTGTTCCGCCCACGCTCAGGCCGCCTGCGGAACAGGCAAGGGGCGCATGATCACTCAAATACATCATGATCGCGCTGCTCTGTGCGCCACGGCCCCTTAACCACCCGGACCGGCCATAGATGGCACCTTGCTGCCATGGCCCGTTACCCGCCGCTCCTGCATTGCGCATGGCGGCTTTTTTCGTTTTTTCAAGGAAATGAAATTCATGGCCATTGCCAATTTCCCCGCTGCCCTCCAGCCTGTCATCCAGCAGGGGTTCCTGTCGCGCGCGTTCCAGGATGCGTTGCAGTCGCGCCTGGGTTTCCGTTCCATTGCCGACCAGATGGAATTCCCCGCCCGCATCGGCCAGACCATTACCGATACCCGCGCAGGCCTGCTGCCGCCCGCCACCACGCCGCTCAACCCCACCGCCAATACCAGCTTTGACAATGGCATGACGCCCGCCGAATGGTCGGTCGAGCAGTACACGCTTACCATCAACCAGTATGGCAACACCATGGACCTCAACCAGGTGACCGAAGGCGTGGGCATTGCCAACCAGTTCCTTGCCAATGCCTCGCGCCTTGGCATCAACGCCCGCCAGACGCTCGACCGCCTGGCGCGCAACACGCTTTTTGGCGGGGCGCAGAACGGGGTGGGGGGCTACCTTGGCGGCAATACGCGCGTAAGCGTGACGCTGGGGGCTGCTGGCAGCACGGTTGCGGTGGATGACATCCGCGGGTTCCAGAACATCCTTTCCGCTGAAGGGCAGGTGGTCTCGGTGGGGACCTCTGCGGGCATGACCGTGACCATCGGGGCCGGGTCCTACACGCTGGTGGGTACGACTGCGGATGCCACCAATACCTCCACCGCGCCGGATGGCATCTCGGGCACGCTGACAGTCTCGGAATCGGTCAAGGTGGCCGATGGCACGGCGGGCAATCCGGTCATGGCGGCCACGGCACCGCTGGTGCTGCGCCCCAATGCGCGGGCCACCACGGCGGCCCTTGCTGCGGGCGACCTGCTGACGGTCCAGTCCATTCTGGGCGCACTCGCCACCCTGCGCGACAACAACGTGCCCACGCCCGATGGCGGGGTGTATCACTGCTATCTGGACAATGCCCAGCTTCTGGGCCTGTTCCGTGATGAAGACTTCAAGCTGCTCTATCGCGGTCAGTATGGCTCCGACACCTACCAGAGCGGCCAGATTTTTGATCTGCTGGGCGTGCGGTTCATCCCCACCACCGAGGCGCCGCAGCAGGCATCGCTGGGAGCCGGTGCGATCCATCGCGCCATCATCTGCGGGCAGGGTGCGCTGATCGAGGGGGATTACGCCAATATCGGCACCCATTACGCGCCTTTGCTCGATGGCGGCGAACTGACGGATGTGGAGGGCGTGTGCATGATCACCCGCCCCGCGCTCGACCGGCTGGCGCAGATCATCGCGCAGTCCTGGTCGTGGATTGGCGGTTTTGCGCTGCCGACCGACCTGACTGCTGATGCATCGGTCATTCCCACCGCCACCAACAGCTACCTCAAGCGCGGCGTGGTGATCGAGAGCCTCGGCGCGGGCGCCTGAGCCCCTGGCGCGCGCGGCATCCTTATGGGGCGGCCGCGCGGGCCATGACCGCCAGCCACGCCACACCATGCACGAAAGGCAGGCATGACAGACATGACGGGAACAGCCAGCACCACGGATACCACGACCACATCGGACACCGGCACAGCCGGGACAGGCACGGCGGGGGCCACCACAACGACCAGCCAGCCTGTCGTGCCCTGCCCGGATCAGCCCCTGGCCTGCGCCATCACGGCAGCCACCATGCCCGACACGGCCCTGACCGACACCGAACTGGCACAGGCGCGGCGTTATATGGGCTACCCCGCCATGGGGAACGCTGATAGCGGCATGCAGTCGTGGCGGTTCTTTCGGGTTTATGGCTTCAATGAGTGGCGGCTGGGTCATCTCTCGCCCGCCGAATGCGCCCAGGCCCGTGCCTTTTTAGCGCAATGCCAGATGCTGGAGAGCGCAGTGATGGGGGCAGGCAGCAACCTTGATACCGACCGCGCGGCGGTCTGGACACGCAACCGCACGGAAGTCACGGACCGCTTTACGCTGTACACGCGCTGGCGGGTGCAGCTATGCAACTTCATGGGCGTGCCGCCGGGGCCGGGCCTGCGCGCCGTGGGGGAGATCATCATCTGATGGATTTCAGCACCCTGTACCGTCTGGCCACGCGCGGCTTTGCGCGCGCAGCAACCTCTATCGGTGCTGCAACCGTGCAGTACCGGCCCGTCAGCGCGCTTGAGCCCTGTGCCAGCCCTTATGGTCAGGGCCGAGCGGCTTTCAGCAATGACCGGGCCTTTGGCTTTGCCGGGCCAGCCTTGTGGGATGTGCCTTTTGTCTATGCCCTGACGGACCTGCCCGACCTGCAGGCAGGAGATATCCTGACCTGCGGGGCAGAGATCTATTTTATTGCCCGCGTGGAGCCCTTCCGGCCGCCTTTATGTGTGTTGTGCAATGCAGTGGTCACGCTGACCGGCACCGAGGCCGTGCAGACCGATGCGGCCAGTCCGGGGGGGTATGCCACATCGGGCGATGCGGGCGCGCAGGCAACACTCGCCACCGACTGGCCTGCCATGATCCGCCCCGGCAGCGGGGCAGGCGTGCCCGGCCCCGCACAGCCCGGCGCCATCCGCCCGGGCGGGTTCGAGATGTTCCTGCCCGCCATCCCGGGCGTAAGCCTGCAGGCCGCCATGTGGGTCCAGGACGGGAGTGGCCCGCGCTACACCATCGGGGCCGCGCGCAGCAGCCCGTGGGGCGTGCGCTGCCAGATGGCCCAGCAGCAGGTCTGAGGTTTTTTACAGCCATAACAGGAAGCGCCATGACATGGCCGATATCGCCACCATTTCCACCGCCATTGCACGAGCCCTTGCCGCGGCGCTCTGCCCGGACGGGAGCAGTGCCAGCAGTTGCACGGGCCGCCCCGTCATCATCCGCCGTGGCGACCTGACACAGGCGGATCTGGGCAATGCCCTGCATACCCTGCATGAAGGCTGCGACTTCATCAGCATTGCCGACATGCCCGAAAGCTGGACCCGCCTTGATGAACCGCTTGGCCGCCCGTGGCGGATGGACAGCACGCAGGCGGTCACCGTCAGCATCAGCATTACGGGTGGCACGGCAACGCTTGGCCTTGTGCCTGATGCGGTGCCCGGCGGCATTGTCGGGCTCCGGGTGCAGGGGCTTGCGGACATTACGGGCAGCGGGTGCTGCCTGCATGGCGCGCAACCGGGTGATACGGCGGCCAGTATCGCAGCGGGCCTTGCCGCGATGGTGCCGGGTGCCGTGGCGCAGGAGGGCACGATCACGCTGCCCGCTGGTGTCACGGCACAGGCCATCAATGCAGGCACGGCCACGGCGCGGTGCGTGGCGCGCAGGCAGGAGCAGATGTTCGTGCTTACCGCCTGGTCAGCCAGTCCGGCCGCGCGGGATGCGCTGGGGCAGGCCATGGCCGATGCGCTGGCCCTGACCGACTGGCTGGTGGATGCGAACGGCTCCACCTTCCGCATTGAGGCACGGGTGGCGCGCAATGATGATACCGCCATGAACCGGGGCATCTTTGCCCGCCCCGCCCAGTATCTCGTGACATTCGATACCGACCTGACCCGGCCGGTACCATTCATGCTGGCCGGTGGCATCGGAACCGCAGAAGGCGTGGTGGCAGGCGATGTACTGCTGGGCGCACAGGTCACGCCCTGATTATTACGCCCCATTCTTGAACCGTTTCTTCACGCGGCATGCCGCGCAACAGGGAAGACGCATAAAATGACCATCTATCAGTCCGGGCAGCTCAATACCAACAGCCTGAGCGTGCCTGATCTGTACGTGCAGATCCTCAAGCCGCAGACCCTGGCGCTCAATGGCGTGGCAACCGGGCGGATTGGCCTGGTGGGCACGGCCGTCTGGGGGCCGGTGGCCTCACCCGTCATCATCGGCAGCATGGGTGACTGCCTGAGCGCCTTTGGCCCCAAGCAGGCGCAGGCGAACGATATCGGCACGGCGGTGGACATCGCCATCGTGCAGGGCGCATCCGACTTTCGCTGCGTGCGGGTGAGCGATGGCACCGATGTGGCGGCCACCGGCACGCTGGCGGGGGTGACACTGACCGCCGCCCATACAGGCAGCGCGGGCAACGCCCTTGTGGCGACGCTGGCGCAGGAGCCGATCATCACCACCAGTTACACGCTCACGATCAGCCACGCGGTTCTGGGCAGCCGCACCTATCGCGGCGCGACATGGCCGGTCCTGGCCGCCGCCATTGCCGCCGATGGCACGGCCCTCGCGCGCGTAACCGTGCCCACGACCGTGCCAGCGCTTGAAGCGGGTTCGGCAACATTTGCCGGGGGCAGCGATGGCGGCATGCCCACGACCGCACAGTTCCTGGGCACGGACGGCACGAGCCGCACCGGCATGTATGCCCTGCGCGGGCAGGGCTGTGCGATCGGGCTGCTGCATGGCGTGGTGGATAATACGTCATGGACCACGCAGGCCGCTTTGGGCCTGGGGGAAGGGATGTACATGATTGCCTGTGGCCCTGCAGGTGATACGATTGCCAATGCGGTTGCCATGAAAAATGCCGCGGGGCTGGACAGCTATGCCGTCAAGCTGATGTTTGGTGACTGGCTGTGGTGGGATGATGACACCAATGGCGACATGCTGGTGCCGCCGCAGGCATTTGCCGCCGGTATTCTTGGCGGCCTCTCGCCCGAGCAGTCGAGCCTGAACAAGGAACTCTATGGCGTGATTGGCAGCCAGAAAGCGGGCCTGGCCAGCAGCGGGCAGGCCGCGACCTATTCCGGTGCCGAACTGTCGGCACTATTCACGGCGGGCATTGACGTGATCTGCAACCCCGCACCCGGCGGCAGCTACTGGGCGGTGCGCGGCGGGATCAATACGTCTTCCGATGACGTGACGGATGATGACACCTATACGCGCCTGACCAACTATATTGCCGGGACGCTCAACGCGGGCATGGGGGCATTTGTTGGCGCTGTCATCTGCGCCACGCTGTATGGCGACATCCGCGCCGTGCTGCTGGGCACGCTGTCGAACATGGTGGGCAGCGGCATACTGGGGGCCAGCACGGATTACGCCGTGCTGTGCGATACGAGCAATAACCCCCAGTCGCGCACGGCGCTGGGTTACGTGCGTGCTGACGTGCAGGTGCGCTATCAGGGGATCAACCGCTTCTTTGTGGTCAACCTGCAGGGCGGGGCAAGTGTTACGGTCAGCACCGCAACAGCAGCGGCCTGATCCCTGGCTTAAAAAGCGGAAGAAAGTTTTTGGTGAAGCTTTTTTCAAAAAACTTCAGAATAATGCCATACCCAGGAATTTTTATTTTATAAACAGCCAGAATTTCTGCGCATTACTTCACAAGCCACCTTTCGGGGTGGCTTTTTTCATGGAGCCATGAATGTCCCTCAAACCCTTCAATATCGGCCGCGACTGCCGGGTGGTGCTGGTCTATAATGGCGGCCGCATCGACCTGCCCACGGTTACCGGCTTCAATGCGGCCCAGCGTACCCACCAGCTGGAATCAAACCCGCTGAACGACATGCCCCTGTTCTATGACGTGCCCGGGGGGTGGGGCGGGCAGTTTTCCTTCCAGCGCGATGGTTCGGGGGCGGATGACCTGTTTGCCGCGATCGAGAGCGGGTTCTGGTCGGCGGGTACGGTCATTCTGGGCAGCATCTACCAGTATGTGACCGAATGCGATGGCTCGCTGAGCACGTACGAATTCATCGGCGCATCCCTCAAGCTGTCGGATGCAGGGCGCTACCAGTCTGAAACACTGGTCACGCAGACCATCACGTTTACGGCCCGCGCCCGCAACCGCATTTCCTGATCTTCCAACCGGATTAAGCCGACATGACGGAAAAAACCGTAAAGACCCCTGATGGCCGCACCCTGACCTACCGCGAGCGCGGGCCGGGCGATGTGCTGGCCCTGCTTGAGTTCGGGCCTGATGCGCCTTCGACCGCGTGGCTGGAATATGCGCTCATGGTCTGTTCGGTCGAGGCGATCGACGGCGTGCCCGTCATCCGCCCGCAAACGCGCGTGCAACTCGAACAGCTTGCCAACCAGATCGGCAATGACGGCATCGAGGCGCTCAGCACCGCCCTGTTTGGCCCGGACGCGCAGGCCACCCCCGATGCAGAGGCCCAGGCCGCAAAAAACTGAGCAGGCACCCCGTGCTGATCGAAGTGGCGGCACTCGTCGGGCATGGGGTGCCGTGGGATGTTGCCATGTCCATGCCGCGCGTGCGGCGCATGGCCTTTCTTGTCGCCTTCGGGGAGCTTGCAGGCGGTCGCTATGACTGGAGCACGCAACAATGGGAGTATCCTGATGGCTGAATCCGCCCAGGCCACGACACGCCCGGTCATGCGGCTTCAGGCCGCAGGGCACGGTGGCGTTTCAGCAGTGGTCGCCCGCCTGCCGGGGCGGGGCGGGCACGCGGCAGGCCCCATCGCGCAACTGGCTGCGGCGGTGGGGCGCATGTGGCATGGCGCGACCCGGCCTGCCATGGCGGCCCGTTCTCGCTGGCCTGCACGCCGGCATAAAACCCACGGGCAGGCCGTACCGACCGGGCAGGGAGAAGCCCGTGATGCGTGGGTAACGCCGTCGCCACAGCCCATTGGCCGCCGTGCCATTGTCTGGCCCGGCCATGGTGTAAAAAAGGGAAGATACAGGCGCGGCGCAGGGTCCGCCGCCACAAACGCTCCTGTGCCAGCCCCCCCCACGAGCGGGCAGGATAAAAAAATACGTGCCCTCGTGCCTCATGGCCCGCGCGTGATGTCACCGCTGGCGCGCGGGCCAATACGCCTGCCAATGGCCTTCACATTCAACGCCCCTGCCGCTGCCGCCGCGATCCCTGCGGCCAGGGCATGGGGCAGGGCCATGCACCGCGCCATGCCAGCGCCACGCAGGTCCGGGCCTGCCGTCAAGGCGGTTCCGGCGCGGGGTCATGTCGTGTCCATTCCTCCCGTGGCAGACAGGCAGGCCGTGAAGTACAGGCCCGGCTTGCTGAACGATCATCCGAACCGCCATAAGGGGTTGCGCAGAGTACTGCCTGTCGGCGTTCATGACCCCAAAAACGTTATGCCGTTTCGCAGCCAGCCCCACAGACAGATGCGGCCTCCCTTCATCAGCCCGGCGCCCATGGGCCGCGCCCGCACGTCTGGCCGTGCAGATCCGGGCATGTCCGGCGCGCCAGTCCTGCAGGTCACCATTCCCGTGACACTGGCGCATCATGAGGTGGGGCAGGCCATGGCCCGCATAGAAACCAGCCGCGCCCTGCTTGAACATCGCGCCACGGGCACTGCGCCTGATGGGATACAGCATGTGCAGCTACCCGGTCGCTCCGTGGGCGTATGAATATCAAACGCATACGGTTCCTTACCGTGCGCCCGGCATCCGTCCTGAGTGGAAAAATACATGTCCCTGACCCTTATGAATACCGAGACCGCCATCGGTGCGATCGGGCGGCTTTGGGCTTCGGCCCCCGTCACCATCGGCAGCCTGACACTGACCGGCATGGAGGTGCCTCGGCTTATCCGTGATGGGGGCACCCAGCAGGTGGCCGTGCACCGCCTGCCCGGGGGCGGCAGGGTGATCGATGCCGTAGGCAACGACCCCGACCGGCTGGAACTGACCGGCACGTTTGTCGGCCCCACCGCCATTGAACGCGCGCGCGTGCTCAAGCAGATGCGGATTGCGGGCGTGCCGGTGCCGTTCAGCGGGGCGGGACTGTCGCTTATGGTCCGCATCGTACAGTATTCCTATGATTACGCGCAGAAGGGCGTGGTCATTCCCTATCGGCTTGTGCTTGAGCAACCGCCGCAGGTTGCCGCATCCACCAATGTGGTGTCCGGCCTTTCGGCGCTGGTGGGGGCCGATGCGGGCTCCGCCCTGTCCGGGCTTGCGGATGCGCTGGCCGATGTCTCGACCATTGCAGGCAACATGACCGGTCAGCTTGGCACCATCATCGGCCAGGTTACGCCCATTGCCGACATGACGGGGGCCGGTGGCGTCCTGTCCGGGGTGGAGGATAATCTGGGCGTGGTGGGCGGCCTGTCTGGCGCAGGGGTCAACCTGGCCTCGGTGCCCGATAGTGCGGCCAGCGTGGTGTCGGGGCTTGCGGCATCCGGCGCCGGACTGACCGGTGCCATCAGCCAGACCGGCGCCAATATGGAAGGGATCGCGCCTGATAATGCCGCCAGCCTCTCCGCCCTGACCCAGAACGCACGGTTGCACAGCGCCACTCTTAACAGCGCGGGACTGGTCAACCGCGCCTATGCCAACACGCTACTGGCAACGGGCGGTGTGCAGGATGGCCCGATTGCCAATAACTGAGCAGGAGGTAACACGCCCATGGCGCGCACCATAAAGGTCACGGCGGCAGATGGCACGCTGTACCACGTCGCGGCCCGGCAGTTGAATGATGCCACCGCCTGGTGGCGGATCGCACAACTCAACGGCATGACCGATCCTGACCTGTCCACGTTCACGACACCCGTGACACTTGTGCTGCCTGCCATCGATACCGCGCTTGACAGTGGCGTGCCGGGGGTTTCGGCATGAGCGGCAGTCTTTCGCTCACAACCGCAGGCCAGGCCATCTGGCGCGCGCCGCGCGCGCGGCTGCTGGTCAATGGCACCGAACGGACGGAAACCGGGATCGAGCAGTTCACCCTGACCCGCACCCGCTACAGCCGGGCCGATACGCTTGAAATGACACTGGCGCTGGACCGTGCGGCCATGCCCGCCAGCGGATTGTGGTTTGACCTCCCGAACCCTGCAGATGGCAGCGCCCTGACCGAGCTGGGCATAACGCTGCAGATGCGTGACGCGGCGGATGACGGCGCGCAATGGACTACCGTATTCACGGGCATCATCGACCATGTCGCCCTCAGCCCGGCGCAGACGACGGTTGCCATCGCGTGCCGGGACTATCTGGCCAGGCTGCTGGACATGCGCATCTGCGCCGAGTGGATGAACATGACCGGGGCGGAAGTGATCACGGCCATGGCCATTGCGGCGGGGCTTACGCCACAGGTCAGCATGCCACAGGCCATGACGGGCCAGTTCTGGCAGGTGGAGCACAAGCGGAGCAGCGCTGCCAGCCACAGCCGGTTCCAGACAGCATTCGACCTGGCCAGCACGCTGGCCACCGGGGCGGGCTGTGATCTGTACACCCGGGGCACCACACTTGTCTGCGCGCCCTATCCCGCGCCCACGCAGGCCAATACCCATCTGCTCGACTATGCCGATACCGGGCCGGAGCAACCCGTCAGGGCGGGGGCTTACGACCTGAATTTCACGCGTGATTACCAGATTGGCCGGGGTATCATCGTGCATGTCATGGCATGGGACAGCCGACAGCGCACGAAGGTGGATTACTACTGGTCGGCGGCTGGCGGTTCCACCGCGCCTCCCACGCAGGCAGGCACGCTGCACAGCTTCAGCCTGCCGGGTGCGCGACTGGATACGGCCCGGCAGATGGCACAATGCAAATATGGGCAGATCATGGCCCATGCCCGCACCATTACCGGCACCCTGCCGGGGTGTATCACGCTCCAGCCCCGTGACTTCATGCGGCTGACCGATACCGGCACGACATGGGACGGCACGCTGGACGTGGATGCCGTAAGCAGCCGTTTTTCATGGAATGGCGGCTTTTCGCAGCAGGTTACGCTGCGCAGCCGCAGCATGACAGGAGATGAAACTGATGACTGATACCCGCATGGTCGCCGCAGGCCTGGCGCACGCGCAGGCCCAGCCCGGCTTCGGGCTGGTCAGCGCCGTGGACCCGGTCAACCATGCCGTCAAGATCATGCTCCAGCCTGCCGGGGTGGAGAGTGGCTGGGTGCCCTGTGGCGCGCTCCAGGCAGGCAGCCTGCGTATGGCCTGCCTGCCCGATATCGGCACGCATGTCATGACCCTGCCGGTCGAAGGTGATGCCGAACACATGGTCATGGCCTGCCCGGTATTTGATGCCGTGGTCATGCCCCCCACATCGCCCGCAACGGGCAAGCCCGCCCAGCCCGGCGAGATGCTGATCGTGGCAGGCTGCCCCACGCCGCCTGCCAATAGTGCCGCCACGCAGGGCGAGGCCACGCAGAACGCCCCGTGGTGGCACATCACAAAGAACACGATCTACAGCGGGGCAGGGAACGCCACCGAGACCCTGACCGCCACCGGCAAGGCATGGAAGGTGGGCAGCGTGGGCATGACGTTTGATGCCAACGGCCTTGCCGTGACCGGCGGCCCGATCACGACTGACAAGGACATGACTGCCCAGGGCACCGTCACCGGCAAGACGGATGTGCTTGCGGCAGGCATTTCCGGAAAGGGCCACACCCACAGCGGCGTGCAGCCGGGCAGCGGCTCGACGGGGGCGCCGCAATGAGCGCGCTGTCGCACACCATGGGCGGCGACCTTGACCTGTCGGGCACCGGCAGCGTGGCCGTGGTCACGGGCGCGGACCAGACAAGGCAGGCGCTGATGCGCAGGCTGTGCACCAATGCAGGCGCCTATATCTGGCAGCCCGATTACGGGGCTGGACTGCCCGCAAGGGTAGGCAGCGTGATGGATGAAGCCAGCATCCGCGCTCTGGTGCTCGAGCAGATGCAGGCCGAAGGTGGCGTGGACCAGACGCAGCCCATCACGGTCACGATCTCCAACCCAAGGGTAGGGGCCTACCTGCTGGCCATTGCCTACACCGATGCCGATACCGGCACGGTGCAGGAACTGACACTGAGCACATGACGGGCGCCTCACGGGGCGCCTTTTTTATTGGAGGTCCGTCTTGGCCCTAACCTTCCAGTCTTTCAGGACCACGCTGGGCAACATGGTGGCCTCGGCACAGGGTGCATGCCCCTCGCTGCTCGACCTCAATGTCGGCTCGCCCGGTCGCGCCATGCTCGAGGCCGTGGCGGGGCTGGGGCTGTGGTTCCAGTTTATCGCGCTCCAGATCCTCTCGCGCACGCGGCTGGCCACGTCCATTGGCACGGATGCCGACAGTTTCGTGCAGGATTTTGGCCTGACCCGCCTGCCGGGCACGGCAGCCACCGGCACGGTCACTTTCACCTCGTTCTCGCCCGCCAGCCAGTCGGCCACGGTCGCGGTAGGGGCATCGGTGCGCACGGCGTCCAGCCTCGTGTTCAGCGTGGTGCAGGACGAAAGCAATCCTGCCTGGTCCACCACTGCCGGGGCTTACGTCCGGCCCGCAGGCACGGCCTCGATCACGGTGCCGGTGCAGTGCGCCTCGACGGGGGCGACCGGCAACGTCGCGGCAGGCGCCATCTGCCTGCTGGGCACGGCCATATCGGGCATTGATACGGTCACCAATACCGCAGCGCTCACCAATGGCAGCGATGGCGAGACGGATGCGGCGCTGCGCACGCGGTTTGTCTCCTACATCAACAGCCGCTCCAAGGCGACGGTCTCGGCCATCGAGAACGCGGTGACCGATGTATCCGCCGACCTGATCTATCAGGTGCTTGAAAACGTGGACACGTCTGGCGCGGCCTTGCCCGGTAACGTGGTGGTGTTTGTCGATGATGGCTCGGGCGATGTGTCCGACAGCGTGATCGACGCGGTCTATGCGGCCGTGGATGACGTACGGCCTGCCGCCGTGTCCATTCAGGTCGTGCGGCCCACCGTGGTGCGACCGCCCGTGACCATGACGGTAACCGTGGGCCGCACCGGCGACCTCGCTACCGTGCAGGCGACCATCAGCACCAATATCGCAACCTACCTCAACAGCCTCGCCATCGGGGCCTCGGCCAGCTACTCGCGCCTGATCCAGATCGCCTATGCCGCCAGCACGTCCGTGACCAACGTGACGGACGTGACGCTGGCAGGCGGCACGGTGGACCTGCCCGCAACCACCGGCACGGCCTATCGGGCGGGGACGGTGAGCTTTGGCTGATGTAACGCAGAACGGCTTCGCACGGCGCATCCGCGCGCTGCTGCCCACCGGCTGGTTCCCCGCAGCGCCTGGTACGGGCGAGAGCGAACAGGCTCCAGTGCTTAACGCCCTGCTGCAGGGCTTTGGCAGCGTATTCGCTTGGGTGTGGGGCCTGCTGGCCAGCACCAATGACCAGACCCGGCTTGCCACCATGACCGGCGCGTTTCTCGACATGTTCGCTGCCGACTTCTTCGGCACCACGCTGACCCGCAACCCGGGCGAAAGCGACGACGCCTTCCGCACCCGCATCGAGGAAGCCCTGTTCCCCTCGCTCGGCACCCGGCCGGACGTGGTGAACGTGATCACCGATGAAGTAGGGCAGGCAGGCCGCGTGATCGAGCCGCGTAATGCCACCGACTGCAAGGGGCTGAGCACGCTGGCCAGCCCGGCCATTGGCGGTGGCTACGGCTATGGCGTGGCCGCCCTGCGCTACGGCTCACGCGGCGTGCCGTTCCAGCTTTTTGCCCAGTTGCCGACCGGCGACACCAACCTGCCCGCAACCCAGACCCTGACCCGCATTGCCAACGTCATGCCCGCAGGCACGATTGCATGGGTGCAGGACGTGGAGACACTTGACTGATGGACAGACAGATCGTCTACCCCGCGCAGATCCCGCTCGACAGCGACCTGCTCAATGCCCAGCGCAATGCCTTCGTGGGCCTCGGCCACCTTGCGGGCATGGCTTATGGCGACAATACCGTGGCCGCTGGCGGCTTTGCCTGCACGCCGGGCACGGGGCTTGCCGTGACCATCGCGCCAGGCTCGCTGCTCGCCGCTGGCGTGGTGGACGGCACCGCCTACGGCACGCTGGCCGCCAATGGCAGCGTGCTGGCGCGCCAGTATGTCAGCCGCGATCCGGTCACGCTTACCGTACCGGGGGCAGGGGCCACATACACGGTCTACGCCACGCCCGCCACGGTCGATGCCGATGCCACCGTGCTGCCCTTCTACAACGCTGCCGACCCGGCGGTGACCTATGCCGGGGCCGATAACAGCGGCAAGGCCGCGCCCACCGTGCGGCAGGACCTGGCGCAGTTGGGCATCGCCGCCACCGTGCCGGATGGGGCCTATCCGCTATGGAGCATCACGGTGCCCGCCGCAGCCACGTCCATTACGGCGGACATAATCGCGCAGGCCACTGGTGCGCCGTTCTATCTGACCATCCCTGAATTGCAGGGGCAGTTCGTCAAATCGGTGCCGTCAACGGGCCAGACCCGCATTGAGGAACTGGTGGAAAACGCCGATGGCCGGGCGGTTTTTGGTGACCGTAATACTGATACGGTTCTGGCAAATCTGGCCGACCTGCCGTTTTCTGACACAACACAAAAGATTCAGGCTTTTACTGTGTCTGGCTCCAGTAGGACTATTACCTTTCCTGTAGCCTTCAAACCCGGGACCATCCCCGTTGTAGTGGTCACAGGCAATATGGCGTATGACGCAACATGGGACGCATACGCAGTAAGTTATTGCTTTAATAACCTATCTTCAGATCCTTATACCCCCGCTATCACGAACGAGTCCATAGTAATTGATGCAACTTATCTAACTAGTAGGATAAATCCACCTATCGGCCAATCCAATGACACAAGTGTAATTCATGTCGTAGCGATAGGAGAAATTTGATGAGTGTTCTGGAAACTTTACAGGCCACGTATCCAGCACGGTACTATGCAACGCTCGATACCCCATGCGCGTGGTACGATATGTGGGTTTATTCATCTGTTGATGGGTTGCCGCCCGTATCCCAGCTTTTCCCTATGACTTCAGAACAATGGGCAGCTAAGGGCGGCAATGTTGGAACCAAAAGCATGGCGGTTGTTAACGGCCAGTTGGTCGATTACACGCCTCCCGTCGTTCCCGTTCCCCTGAAAACGCAGGCAGCCAGCGCGCAATCGTGGATCATGCAGCAGGCCAATCTGGCGACAGCCATGGGTGAGGTTTTTACTGCTGACATGAAAGCCTATGCGATGGCCATCAACGCGATTGCCGGTGGCACGGACACCACCAGCACCGCGCTGCCTGCCCAGCCCACGGATGTGATGACGGCCAGCAGCACGGCGGCTGCAACCTGAAACGCCTGCCTGACCTGCGCCTGCCATGCCGCCCCTGAGGCGGTTTTTTTATGAGAAAATAAATGAGCGAAACAACAGCACCCCTGACGCAGGGCAACGCCATGGCAACAATGCGTTGCGCCACGGTGGAGGATCTGGCCCACGTGCGTGAGCGGCTGGCCAGGGTCGAGGGCGGCCACGACAACCTGCGCGACGGGCTGAACACCCTGTCTGTCCAGTTCGCGGAATTACGGCGCGACCTGACAAAAGCCGTTTCCGACAACGCCGCCCGGACGCGGCATGAAATCATGGAGCGGGTGGACGACATGACCGATACCGCCACCACGCGTGACAACGAGATATCGGGCAGGCTGGCCCGCATCGAGGGTGGCCTGAAACTCACATCATGGGTGACCATGACCTTCATCGTGCTGGCCACCGGCCTGCTGGGATGGGGCCAGATTGGTGATGCCGCATGGGCATTGTGCAGGCACATGTTTGGATATGCACCATGAGCGGTCTGGACCTGGGTCAGTTCAAGTCAGAAATCGTTGTTCCTGTGCTGGCCTCGATTGGTCTGGGTGGCGCTGCGGCGGTGAATCTGCTGACAGGCACGGCACTGGCCGAAAGTGGCCTGTATGCCCTGCGCCAGCGTAACGGCCCGGCGCTGGGCCTGTGGCAGATGGAACCCTTCACCCATGATGACATCTGGGCCACCTTTCTGTCAGCCCCGCGCCAGTCCGGCCTTAAGACCATGATGCTGGCCATGCTGGCGCGCGATGCATCCGGCGGTTCTGACCAACTGATCGCAAACCTGCGATATGCCTGCGCCATGGCCCGGCTGAAATACTACCGCGCGCCCGAGCAACTCCCCGCAGCGGATGACGCGCGGGCCCAGGCGCGAGTGTGGAAGCAGATCTACAACACGTCGCTCGGAGCAGGGACGCCAGACCCGCAACATGTTGCCCTGTTCCAGCAGGCCATCGAGGCATGACATGAACATTCCCACAAAACTGGGCGGCCTTACGGCTGTTATACTTTTTCTGCTCAATAGCGTGCCGGCGCAATACACGCTCTATGCGGCGCTGTTCGTTCTTGTGTGTTCGGCCATATCAGCGCTTGTGCCGCCGCCCCATGCGGGCAGCCGGTGGGTTATGGCCTACCAGATCATGACCACCATCGGGCTGAACATCGGCTGGGCGGAAAACCACTTCAAGCCAGGGCAGTCGGGTGTGCGGGTGCCGCTGGCCGAAAAACCTGCCGCCAAGCAGGCCGTGGCCGCAGCCGGCATCCCGGTTCTGAACAGGAAGGGCAGGGCCGAAATACTGAAAAAATAA